GGGGTTCCTATCGGAACCCCTCTATGGTTCTCTAACCGCGGCGTATATTGCGGTTCGAGTTCTGTATCCCTCTATGTTGGAGACTTCTAAATGACTATTGCGAAGACACCAAGAAATCGGAGTCGTACTACGTACGTCCCGAAAGGGACGGTTCGTAGATTCGGCACTGATGGTGGTGGCTTTGACGTCCCGGCCAGCTTTCAGTCTTGTGCTGATATTACTGGTGCGGGAGATTGTGATCCTCTTACCATTAACAGTAATGTTATGGAAGGAGGTATCATCAATAGCCCAAATGACAATTATTTCGCTCCGTGGTTTAATAACTACAGATGCGATTTTCTTGACAATTGGGCTCAAACAAGTCATTTAGGCTTTACCGATGACCTGCCGTCTGATGTGCAGATTGCTACAGAAGCGGCGGCTCGAACGAATCCATCTCGCCCATCCGTGGGCGTGATTTCAAATTTGCTCGAGCTTGGAGACATAGTTCGTCTCATGCGTGATACTGTGTTCCAGTTGCGTAAAGACGCAATTAGGGCACGGCGCTCCTTTCGGGGAGCTTTTCGCGCAGGAGGCAACTCATGGCTTCTCGGACTCTTTGGTGTCGCACCATTGATCCGGGACCTGAAGTCGATCTCCCAGTTTGCAGAGCTGTATGTACAGCGTTGCAAGGAGGTTAAAAAGCTTCAGTCCAGCACTGGTCTTCGGAGGACTATCGACCATTCTACCTGGACATCTCATGCACAATCCACAAAGGTTGTGCAATCGGCTTGGGGAGGATTTATCCAAACCAATTTCGATGTTGTCACGGTGCAGCAGATTAGAGCTCACACTCGGTGGTTACCGGATGTGGGCTTTTCTGAAGCTGTTTTGGATGGCGATATGGCGAGGCGAGTCAGGAACGCGGTGCTCGGTGCCGAAGTGAATTTAAGTTCACTTTGGGACGGGCTTCCGTGGTCTTGGCTTGTTAACTGGGCTTATGATGTCGGTGCCTTTCAAAGGGCCCGGCTCAACATTATCCCAGCTTACCTCAGTGGCGTACACATCATGCGTCACACCACAACGACGTGGGAATGTCCATCTTTTACTGATGGGCGGATCCGCATGACTCCTATCAAGGTTAAACTTGAGACGAAGTCGCGCAAGCCGTCGTTTGTTTCTCCAACTGCTCATTTCCCACTACTCAGTGGGAGCGACATGGGCATACTCGCTGCTTTGGGAACAAAGTGGTTATAGTATGGCCACTTTGGTACCTCTCGGTCTGATAATCCGAGATAGCGAGAAGGAGTAGAATATGCTTGGTAACACTTTGACCTTTACGGTTAACGGCTCTGCGGTCACTCTGACTCGTATCCGCGATGACAACTACTCTTCCGAGTATCGTCTTCGCACTACGACTGACGAGTATCGCGCGTTTGTCAGGAACTCTAACTATGCGGACAAGAAGCGGCCCGGTCGATCAGTTGACCGTCACCAAATCGAGTTCACTCGGGAAGTGTTTCCTGTTGCGCCGGCTACGGTTTCGTTTATTCGGAAATCGTACCTTACGTTGGAAAACGATAAGGGCGACTCCGTAACAGAACCAGTCTTCATGGCATCTGCTTTGTGCAACGCAGCTACTGCGAGCACTAATGCCCTGCTGACTTCCGTGATTAACAACGAAGCGTAAGCACGCTTCTTGTTTTGGGTCTTCAAAAGAGATCCACCGTTACGCCTAGTTGAGCGCTAGGTGGTCCTGTTTGAGTGTTACCGGCTGGAATAATTGCCCGAAAGGACATTTATGAAAAGCCAGTTGCACAGTCTACTCCACGTCACGCAAGGACTCTTTAAAGATGTCCGAGCGGCGTTCCCGTCGCTTAGGGGTTTGGAACTCGATTTAGAGAACCTCTCCTCTAATTGTCGAACGCGTGGTTTAGGGTTCTTTACCCTAGACCTCCCCAACTTAGATTCCATGCTCTTGCGTGGTCTCGAAGTTGGCCGTCTTAGTCTTGAAGGACCACTCTCACGAGCGGTCTCTAAAAGATGCAAGGTGCCGAGATTTCTCTCGGGACTTTGGCTACGGGTTTTCGACAATTGCGGCTACCTAAAGCCGGACGCCGATGTGAACGCTATCGCCTTTCTGAGGCAGCTTAGCTGCCTTGGGAAGAAGATAGCCGTGGAATGTTCGTCAGATAGGATTCAATCCACACTGGAGAACTACCATGACATCGAGCGGACCCTCCGAAGACCCAGTTTCGACTGGGGATCAGATTGGGTCGAGTTCTGCGAAACTGCAGGCGATCACCATCTTGGCGACTGCCTTGGTTTCCCTGATCCCAACGATCTCTTCTATCTTCAAGAAAAAGAAGAAGAAGTAAGTTGTGGACCAGGAGACAGAGCTCTCCTTGAGCAAGTTCAGCTTGTTGCTGATCTGCTTTCTGATAGCCTTGGCTATCTTGATCCTCTGCTTTTCTCTGAGCAGTTGGAACTGGATGGACAAGGCATCGGCTTTAGGCATGGACCTGGCGCTGTGGCTGACCGGGTACGTCAATGGGAGAAGTCCCATTTCCGTACGTGGCCGGCCAAACTTGAAGGTAGGTTTCCTTATCAGTATTGCGGTAGAACTGCAAACTCTGATTTGGAAGCACCTATCAACCACGAGTTACCATCTCGGCTGATTTGTGTACCTAAGACTGCAAAAAGTCCTAGGCTCATCGCAGCTGAGCCAACTGAGCACCAATGGTGTCAGCAGTTGGTCCTGAGCTTTCTTTCGAGAGCATTCAGGTGTGGGCCCGTAAACGACTTTGTTGATCTTCACGATCAATCGAAGTCGGCTGATATGGTCCTTCAAGCTTCCCGTACACAGAAATTAGCAACGGTTGATTTATCCGATGCTAGTGACCGTGTTTCGTGTTGGACCGTGGAGCGGATATTTAGACGTAATACGTCTATCCTTACCGCTCTGCACGCCGCACGAACGAGGTACATTAGAGATGATATCTCTAGTGTTCCGGGCTTCCTAAAAACTAAGAAGTTCGCCTCGCAGGGTACAGCTACTACGTTTCCTGTGATGTCCTTCATCATGCTTTGTGTCGCCCTCGGTGCTTGCATCGGAGACGGCCCTGCTGATATGGAAAAGATCAGGAGACTTCGTGGCCAGGTTCGTATTTTTGGAGATGATATCATCATCCCAAAATACGGGTACGTGCGACTATGTCGGGTAATGACCCTCCTTCAGTTAAAAATCAATAGCTCAAAAAGCTATTGGCTTGGTCACTTTAGGGAATCATGTGGGCAAGATGGTTTCATGGGTTACGATGTAACCCCCATCAAGCCTAAGACATTGGTCGCTGACGGCCCGGCATCGTGCCAGGCTGTCGTAGACACCTCCAACAACCTTCATAATAAAGGATACTGGAATGCCGCAGACAGCTGTAGAGCCCTACTTCCTGTTTTCGTACAACGAAACCTTGGAATTAGTGGCAGAGACGATGCTGGGTACCCCGGGCTCACCTCGTTTAGTGGAGGCGATGAACGTCATCTTGTTAAAAGATGGAATTCGCGCCTTCATCGGAACGAGGTCCGAGTGTGGACTATATTTAGCCCACCTCAACAAGAGCCGCGGGAAGGCTTCGGAGTTCTACTGGACTTCATGTCCAGTAAATGGAACATTCACAGCCCTAGGGTTGTGTCTGTATCCGTCCGTAGCCGAAGGACGGTTGCCCGTCTTTCATGGGAACCTTCGCGTCAACTCACTAGCGTACCATTACGCTATGCTCCCCACCTCGGTACTTCCGAGTGGAGGGTTTAACGTCGAAGACCTATTGTACTTGTTGTACTCAGGCCCGATGACAGATGACAATGGTTATCTGTCAAACGAATCTGAGTGCTTCATCGTAAATGGGCACTTCGGTTAATTGGTACGCGGTATGGTGAATAGGTGAAGAAAAGCAGAAACACTCAAAACCGAAAGGTAATAGTGCCTGCACGCGTATCAACGCGTGGCGTTACGGTTTTCCCGTAAAGCCAATAATCCTCATCCTTGGCCCAAAAATGCCAAGCCGCGAAGGGGGG